CGACAAAGACAACTTTGAGTTTATGAAGTTCTCTGAAAGTAAACTTGTCGAGTTCATCTTCAATCTAAATAATTCTCACAGGGAAAAGAGTCATGAACACTCCGAACTGGAAACATAATTCTGGTAAAGAACCGAAACGAAAACTTAAACCACAGGCACTGCGTTCTGCAAGAGAGAGACGCAGACAGTTGAAAAAGCGTCTACTAACCGCCCCTAAGAGGCGGTTTTCTCGTATAATAGGTATATCGAAAACAAAAGCAGATGACAGTAAAGCACGAAATTAAATCACAACTTGCTAAACTTCTTGCGACTGAAGATTTAATTGTAGAGAATAAGAAAGTAGAAACAGCAGCATTCAATGTACATACCCGTGTCCTAACTCTTCCACAGTGGGATAGAGCAAGTGATAACGTGTATGACATGCTTGTAGGACATGAAGTGGGACATGCCCTTTATACACCTGATAGAGACTGGTTTACCGAAGATGAGTGGAGAGGTGTTAATCAATCATTTGTGAATATTGTTGAGGATGTAAGAATTGAGAAATTGATGAAGCGTAGATATGCTGGCATCTCAAAAACATTTTACAATGGATACCATGAACTATCTGATGATGATTTCTTTGATGTAGAAGGCAGAGATGTTAATGAAATGAATCTTGCTGACAAGGTTAATCTATATTTCAAGATTGGTAATTTCTTGGATATCAAGTTTACTGTTGAGGAAATGGTTCATGTAACTAACATAGAGCATTGTGAAACATTTGATGAAGTACTAGTTGCTTCTAAGGCATTGTTTGAGTACTGCCAACAGGAGTTAGAAAATAAGCAAAAAGAAGAAATGGATGCAGATATTGATGCCATACCTGGTGGTGGTGATGGTGAAGGTGATGGTGGTGAAGAGATCTCTGGCGATGGTAAAGGAAGTATTGAAGATGAACTTGAAGATTCTGAGGAACCAAAAGAAGGAGAATCATTTGGTGGAACTGCACAACAAGGTGGTAAAACTGGTGGTACATTCGGTGTTGATGCAGGTACCGATGGTTTAGAGGTAGAGACTGCTGATTCATTAGCAGATGCACTTAAGGGTTTAACTAATACTGGTGCAGAAGAGAGTGAATATTTTGAATTACCAAAACTTGATTTGGATAATGTTATTGTTTCCAACAAAGAAATTCATGAGAACATGGAAACCTATTGGGCAGAAGAATTTGAGACTCTAAGAGAACGTTATGATGTTAGGAATACTCCTAGACATTTACAAATGATATCGGATAGATTTGACGAGGTAGATGCTGATTTTGTCAAGTTTAAGAGAAGTGCTCAGAAAGAAGTAAACTATCTTGTAAAAGAGTTTGAGTGTAAGAAGTCTGCTGATTCATATGCTCGTGCCACTACTGCTAGAACAGGAGTTTTAGATTGCAGCAAACTTCATACTTACAAGTACAATGAGGACTTATTCAAGAAAGTAACTACTCTTGCTGATGGTAAGAATCATGGATTGATATTCATTCTTGATTGGAGTGGTTCTATGCAGCATGTTCTACATGACACTATCAAGCAACTTTATAATCTATTGTGGTTCTGTAAGAAGGTTAATATTCCTTTCGAAGTGTATGCTTTTACAAATGAATATCCTAGAGGAAATGTTGATCACAAATATCGTATGGAAGCAGCATATGAGAAGAAAGCAGGAGTTGCTATCATAGAACAAACATTCTCTTTGATGAATCTATTCACAAGTAAAGTAAATGGAAAAGAGTTAGAAGAGCATATGAAGCATATCTATCGTCTTTCTGCTAGATGTGCTAGTAGAGAATTTGGATGTTTTTATGGTTTCCCTCTCGGAATGAATCTTTCTGGAACACCATTGAATGAAACATTAGTTGCTCTTCATCAGATAATTCCAAAGTTTCAAAAAGAGAACAGTCTTCAAAAGGTTCAGTGTGTAGTATTAACTGATGGTGAAGCAGCACCATTGAGATTTAGTAAGGAGTTTGATCGTCAGTGGGAAGAGGGACCATTTCTAGGAAGTGCTTACGTTGGGAATAATTGCTACTTAAGGAATCGTAAGACAGGATATACTTATTCTTGTCATGACTTAGGAAACTGGGCAGATGTAACTAGTATGCTCCTAATTGATTTAAGACAAACTTTTCCTTCTACTAATTTCATTGGAATTCGTGTTATGGAATCTCGTGCTGCTGGACAATTTGTTCGCAGATATACTGGATATGAGGATGAGAGATTTGAGAAAACAATGAAGGTATGGAAAAAAGAAAGAGCATTTTCTCTTAAAGATGCTGGATACCATACTTACTTTGGATTATGTTCAAGTGCATTATTAAATGATGATGAGTTTGAAGTTAGAGAAGATGCTACTAAAGCACAGATTAAGTCTGCTTTTGCTAAGAGTCTCAAGAATAAAAAGATGAATAAGAAGATTCTTGGTGAGTTTGTAGAACTTGTTGCTTGATAAATACCCATATAGTAATCAGTAAAAACATGTCAAAATTTGGAGATTTGCTTGGTGGAAAGACTGCACCTGTTGCTACACCACCAACACCAGCACCAGTAGTAGAAGCAGCACCAAGAGCAGAAGAAGAAGTGGCAGCAGTGGTAAGTCCTCCTGTTGTTTCTAAAGCAGCACCTTTAAAAGAAGAACTCTTTAAAAAGTCTAAGGATGAATTAGAAAAGATTGGTAGAGGTGTAGGAATTGAGTTGGATAAGAGACAGTCTCATTCCAAGTTAGTTGTTGAACTTCAATCACATATAGAAAAGAATAAAGTTAAACTAGATTAGTCCAATTAAATAAGTGTCTACTGGGGGTTCTATACCCCCTTTTTTATTGGTATACTACGTATATAAATAAATCACTAAATCATGACTTTCGAATTAAAAATGACAGAGCAGCAAGCAGTTGATGGATTGAGAAGTACATTTGGAAATGAGTTTGTTGCTGCTGATGTTCGTGGATTCTGTGCTGCTAATAATATAGGTTATGCTACAGTTACTAAAAAGATACAGAAGTATAAAGTTGGTAAAGGTAAGTGGAATCTAGAAATCACTCAAGAAAGTGTAGAGCAGATTGAAAATTCATTTGCTGCTCCTTCAGTTGAACCAGTTGTAGAAAGAAGTTTGGTTCCTGAAGTTGATGACACTTTTGTTAAGTTTGGTTCCTTTAATGATCTTAAAAAGATCATTCAGTCCAAACAATTCTACCCCACATTTATTACTGGGTTATCTGGTAATGGCAAAACATTCTCCGTAGAGCAAGCATGTGCTTCTCTTAAGAGGGAACTCATTCGTGTAAACATTACTATTGAAACTGATGAAGATGATCTTATTGGCGGTTTCCGTCTTGTTAATGGTGAAACCGTCTGGCACAATGGCCCAGTCGTGGAAGCTCTTGAGCGAGGAGCAGTCTTGCTCCTTGACGAAATCGACCTTGCCTCTAACAAGATTCTCTGCCTTCAGAGCATCCTTGAGGGAAATGGAATTTTCCTTAAGAAAACTGGAAGATTCGTTAAACCGTCTAGAGGATTCAACGTATTCGCCACCGCAAATACTAAGGGTAAGGGTTCAGACGACGGAAGATTCATTGGAACTAATGTGCTCAATGAAGCCTTCCTTGAAAGATTCCCAGTTACCTTTGAGCAAGAATATCCATCACCCTCAATAGAACAAAAAATCTTAGGTGGTATTGCTTCTAAGTTGGGTGTTACTGACACTGATTTCTGTAAGAGATTAGTTGATTGGGGTGACATCATCCGTAAAACATTCTATGATGGTGGTATTGAAGAAATCATTAGTACTCGTAGATTGGTTCACATTGTTCGTGCATTCTCTATCTTTGGTAAGAAAGAAAAGGCAATTGAAGTTTGTATAAATCGTTTTGACGATGAGACTAAGCAAGCATTCCTTGAACTCTATGACAAGGTAGATGCTGACTTTAACTTAAATACTGGAGATACTAATGAATCTGTGGAAAGAGTATAAGGATGTATTGCATGACACTATCAACCTTCATAATAATGTTGGTAGTGTCTGGGCACAGTGGGAAAGTAAGAAAACTTATCTTACCGCTAAAACTTACACCCATCCTAATATAATTAAATCTAGAGAAGTAGAAATCTGGAATGAAACATCTTGCATCTATAACAACATCATCTATCCTAAGACTGGAAGTAATCTTCCCTGTTTTGGTATGGATCTCATGGGATTTGGTGATAAGAAGGTTATCATAGTATTTGACTTTCAACACCCCCTAGAAAATTATCCTTTCTCTGTCGATGGATTGCCTGTTTATGAAGGTGACTATCGATTCTTTGAGATTGGAAATCATTTTTCTAAGAACATATACATTGCAAAATGTGCAATGTCAGAAGTTAATGAGCATGTAGATATGTTCAAGACATACTTGACTAAGTTTAAAAGTATGTTAGAATTAGAGAAACCTACTGGTGAAGACACCAGTAAGTATAAAGACTTTGATGCTTATATGACTAAACTTGATCCTGTATCAGGATACCTAAAAGGAAAGTTTGGTGGAGATAAAGCAGAAAGTTTAGTTAACGATTTCTTATTTGAATATGGTTAATTCTTGGAGTTTACTTTACGACGAAATGTACGGACCCGAAGACGAAGCAGCAAATCTTAAACAATGGAAAGAAAAGCAATTAGCACAGGGAAAACCTATGACTGATGATGTTACTGGTATTACAGAATATCCACCAGACTATATGCTTAGTGATTTTTCTATTGGTGAGTCGGGTGTAAGTTTAAACTATGATGAATTAACGCTAAATATCGAGGATCCAACAAAGGAGATTATGTCAGACAGCAGGAACAAGTACCATGAAGAGGAGATACTCAAAGATGTGGAAGAGTATGTATCACGTACTTACAATGGACATTACACAGGTACTAAACATGAGTATCGTAATGTTCAGACAATAGACTTGATGGCATCTAGAGATCTCGCTTCTGATTTCTGCCAAGCTAATATACTTAAGTATGGAAGTAGGTATGGAAGTAAGGATGGAAGAAACAAAAAAGACTTGCTAAAAGTGATTCATTATGCTATGCTATTGTTACATTTTGATGAGCATTACGGCAAACCTAAAATGACATCTGGAAACATTGATCACAACATGCCTTAATTATGATAACTGAAACAATGAATTTATCTGACAAAACTTTAACTATTCTCAAAAACTTTGCTGGAGTTAATAACTCTATACTTGTAAAGAAGGGGAATCAGTTGCGTACTATTTCAGTAGCAAAGAATATTCTTGCAGAGGCAGAGATTGAGGAAGATTTTCCTCGTGAGTTTGGTATCTATGATTTGAATCAATTCCTTAATGGATTGAGTCTTCATCAGGATCCTGATTTAGATTTCGAGAATGATTCTTATCTTAATATTCGTGAAGGTAAGCGTAGAGCAAAGTATTTCTTTGCAGATCCACAGGTAATCATTTCTCCACCTGAGAAAGAAATTACATTGCCATCAGAAGATGTTCATTTCCAATTAGAAAGTACTGCTTTAGATAAGTTACTTAAGGCAGCAGCAGTATATCAATTACCAGATTTCTCTGTGATTGGTGAGGCAGGTGTAGTTAAACTTGTTGTTCGTGACAAGAAGAATGATACTTCCAATAGTTACTCTGTTGTTGTGGGTGAAACTGATAAAGAGTTTACATTCAATTTTAAGGTTGAGAATATTAAAATTATTCCTGGTTCATATGATGTAGTAGTTTCTAGTAAACTATTATCTCAATTCAGCAATAGTCAGTATAATTTGAAGTATTTTATTGCTCTTGAACCCGATTCTACATTTGGATAATGAAAGTATCTAAACAAGTAGAAGATAGTGTAGCGGAGGCTATTAGTAGTCTTCGTAATGCATTAGCATTTGCAGCAAGATCCGAAGAACCTTATATTGCAAAACATATTGCAGATAAGATTCTGGAACTTGATAGTCTTATTAAAGTTAATCAACTATTAGATGATTTGGAGGAAATTCGTGAGATTGACACAAAAGGTAATTGATGAAATTCAATTAGCAATGACTCATACCAAAATGAATGGTGAAACCAATTGGAAAGATGGTGATGAGATTGATGTGTGTCTTGGTGGCACGTTTGCTGGTGATAAATTCATTAGTATAATAAACAGAACACGTAGTAACACTACTAAACGCAATCCCGATTAGTTCAGTTGGTAGAACGGGTGACTGTTAATCACTATGTCGCTGGTTCGAGTCCAGCATCGGGAGTTATCTAAACCTATTATGAAATTTAAAGCGACTGTATTTGTAACACTAAGAGGATCTGTATCAGATGCTGCTGGTAATGCAGTGATGAATAATACTCATAGAATTGCACCCAAACTTAAATCAAATCTATTACGGATTGGTAAGGTGATTGATTATTGGTTTGAAGCAGATGATTATGAAACAGCACAAAAAGAGTTATATACTCTTAGTGATTTGATGTTAGCAAATACTGTGGTGGAAGATTGGAGTTATGAATTGACAGAAACTGAGGAGACTGGAATAGGAAATATATCAAATTCTAATGCTGGTACATCAAAACATAAGTTATTTGAATGAAGAAATTCTGGAGGATATGGAAGTATGCACTGGGTAGTTTCTCTGACGAAAAGACTAAACGATACGACAATTACATTGTTCTGGTACGTTCTATTATTTTCTTTTCTTATCTCATTACTAACTGTTTTATTACTGCAGGGGTAATTCGCCATTGGAACAATTAATGACTAACACTGAAATTATTAAAGGAAAGGTAAAGACTGTATTTACTACATCTGAACCTGATAGAGTTCTCATACAATATGAGGATAAGGTTACTGCTGGTAACGGCAAGAAGGAATTGATAGTAGAAGATAAGGGACGTATTTGTTGTGAGATATCTTCTATTATTTTTCAGAAATTAGAAGAAGCAGGAATCAATACACATTATATTGATAATTATCCTGTAAGTATTATGTGTTGTAAGAAGGTGGAAATTATTCCCCTTGAAGTTATCGTAAGAAACATTACTGCTGGTTCTATTTGTAGACAGACTACTCTACCAGAAGGCAAATTATTGATGGTTCCTTTAGTTGAATTTCATTTAAAGGATGATAGTAAGGATGATCCACTTTTAACTTACGATAGAATGCAATTGATGGGATATGATGCAGCAGAATTTATTCCATTGGCATTAGAAATTAATAAAGAGTTGATTGAAATATTCCATTCTATCGGATTGGATTTAGTTGATTTTAAGGTTGAGTTTGGAGCAGATAAGAATGGTAATCTATTACTTGCTGATGAGATAAGTCCTGATAGTTGTAGGTTGTGGAAGAGAGGAACTAATCAAAGTTAT